AAGCAATTGTTCAAAAAAGAAATCCGTTTGTAAATTCCAAAGCTAACTTTGCTTCGTCTGTTACTCTATTTAATTTACAGCGTGGTAAAGACCCTGATTCATATAAAGAAGGAATTCAAATTAAATTTCCAGAAGATATAAGTCAGTATGTATGGGTATCAGATGCTTATATGGAAAATGGAGTATATTACACTATTGGAAGCGGACAAATGACAATGGCTGTTACAGGCAGAGGTAATGATATAATAGAGACAATTAATCATATGTTTGAAAATGTTAAGCAAGTATCTTTTGCTGAAGCTTATTATCGCTATAAAACAGATTTCCTTGATACTTATCCTACCTCCATAATGAGTAGATATTATTATCTTAAACATCAAAAACTGATAGACCCACAATTAGAATAGGTTTCTAAAATCGTTGTAGACGCACAAAAATGCCCCTCAGAGAGGGGTTTTTTGTTTCAGGTATAAAGTTATATATTATGATAAGTAAAGCTTCTTATGCCTCCTTGTTGTTCAAAATTCATATTACAAGCAAAGTTTTCTACTGCTGACCTTATATCAGCCCATTCATCGTGAACTGGTTGGTCTTTGGGGTTAATTGTATTTCCATTGCTTTTAGGAAAGTGGGAATTAGCCAACGCATCATAAACATCTAATGCTCCATAGCGCGAAGAAAAAGAAGTAGTTTTAAGCATTCTTTTAGTATTTTCTCGTCTTACTGAATGAGCAACTGCTAAATCATTTATTCTTAAATTAATACCAAAACCTGCTAATTCAGAAACAATACTGGTATTAGATTTAATCATATGTTGTCTATGAGCTACTTCTCCAAAATAACCTACTGGTTGTTTCCAAGTATTTATTCGTTTAATTAACTCTAATTCATTTTGTAAATAATCACTCTTTTTAAGAGTATATTGTTCTTTGGTAGTTTTATTAATAACTGTATATTCTATTTGTTTATCAAAATCAAAACCTGGTTTAAGAAATGGAAGATACCAATATAAAGGTTTATGATTTTTTTCAAATCCATCTAAACAATAAAAATTTTGTCTATCTTTTTGAAACCATACAAAAGCAGTTTTATCCTGAACTCCAAAATCACAACCAACATATAATGGTAAATTAGGTTGATAATCAAAATCAGTAATAGGACAATTCAAAACTTCTGGATAATAAGATAATTGTGGGTCTGAAATATAACTAATTTCCAATTCTCCTTCTACTGCCAATGGGTCATTTTTGCGTCTTTCAACTTCTTTTTTATACCATTCCTCATCTTTAAAAGGATGCTGATGCCAATCCAATGTCATAAGTTGATGGTTCGCTTCAAACGCATTTCTTAAATTTCTGGCAAAAGAAGTAGGTTTAGCTGTTGAAACTCCAATTCTACAAGGTGTAGAATCACCGCAAGCTCTCCAAGATTCTCTAGCAAATTTCCAAGAGAATAACTCATCCATAAAAATCATAGAGAAACGACCACCTCTACCAAAATCAGGGTTAGCAGATTCACCATCAATATAGGACTGTCTATCAGGATTAATCAACTTCATGTGTAAATCGTGTTCTGATTTTCGGAAATTAACAGGTCTTGCCCATTTAGGTAAAGAATAAAAAGCATATCTTAATTTGCCAAATAAACTTTGAGGAGTATTATTGTCCACTTCATCTTCTTTACGAGAACCCATACGGCAATACCATTTGTTTTGCGACCACCATCTCCATAAGATATACCAAATAATAGTCCAGGTGACCATCATATCTCTCGTTTTTTCTATCAAGAAATCGTGCTTCTCTGTTTCAGCATCTAAAAGTTTATAAATAATATCCCTTTGGTGAGGAAATAAAAACATTGGAATATCTGGTTGGGACTGATATCTTGGTTCGTATACTACTCCAAATAAATCAATAAAAGTAAAAACATCATCGGTTGCTTCTGCAATAATGTTAATTCGTTCAATGGGATTTGTTTCTGCTAATTGTAAGCGTTCTAATCTATAATTGAGTTTTCTTTCAAACTCAACGGATTCAAGGTATTTTTGTAAAAGGAAAGTATTCATTTATAATTATGGTTTATTTTAATTTTGTAATGGTTTACCTAATCCCCTTCGAATTGAAAGAGCCCAGTGCCAAATGTTTTCAGGATTATCTTTAATCATCTTATAAGCCAATTGCTTTTGAAAATCACAATCATAAATTAAATTTTGCCATTCGTTCCCTTCAATACTTTGGTAAGTTTCTGGATAGTATTTTTTAAGGTTAATTAGAAAGGTTTCTTTTTGAAATTGTAAGCAACCATAAGAACGCAGACCATTACTATCTATTCTGCTAAATCCAATCGGACAATCTTTGCATTCGTATTCTTCCAGTTTATCAATCCATTGAGCTAAATTGTCAGAAGGCTTTTGGTATTGATACAGGTTTAGGCTCGTCTCGGTTGCCAGCCGAGTTGAAAAGTTCCAAGGTATAACAATAGCAAGTCCAGAAGTAGCCCCTAACAGCATCAATAGCAATGCCTTCCTGAATTTAGTACGCAAGGTATTAGGGAAGATTCACACCCCAGCGATGCTTTAAGTAATCAACTAAAGCATTCAAACCGAAATAAATAGTCCAGCCACCAAGAATAGAGTAGTTAGCTACTTGGGGATAAAGGTCTAATAAACCAGCAGCAAAGATTGCGATAAAGGCAATAATTCCTTGCTTAATTAATTTTTTAAGAGTTATCAAAAAACTATAATTAGTCATAAGCCTCAAAATTAATGTTTATATTAATGTTTATTTCGACCAATTTTTTTTATTTTATCATACTTTATGGGTAAAATCAACATTAAAGTCCTTTAAAGTATATTCTTTAATTCTTGGTATCCATCTCATTGCTTTACCGCCTTTATGAAGTTTTACCTTTCTCCATCCAATAAGTATTAATCTACCGCCAGATTTTAACCATTCTATAGCCATAGGTTCATTTAGTATCTTTTTATTGTGTTCGGCAAAACCTTCACCAGTAGATTGAATGCCAATAATAGAATTTTCTCCTAAAGCAATAATATCTATAATATTAAACAAATCCATTCTCTTACCAAACTTACCAGCATAAGGATTAAATCGCTCAACAATATCAGCATACCATCCTTGTTCTCTAATATATCTTAATGTTCGTTGTGTATTTGAAATACCTTTCATAATAATGGTTTTTGAATTGCGTTAAGTCGGGCTTCGGCTATTTTAACATATTCTGGTTCTTTTTCAATTCCGATAAAATCTCTTCCTACTTTTTTGGCTGCCATACAAGTTGTTCCACTACCAGCAAAAGGGTCTAATATTATTCCACCAGTAGGAGTTTTAGTTAAGATACAAAGATATTCCATAAGTTTCAAGGGTTTTACTGTTGGGTGAATATTATGTCTTGGAGTTTCACCTCTTTGGAATGGATTATCTATTGGGGTTTGCCTTCCATCATTTACCTTTTGTGGTTCAAATTCATCTAATCCCATATCTCTTTCACTTTTACTTGCCTTTGCTACATAAAAGAAACGAGAAGCGCCAGATAATTTATCTCCATAGAAAGTTTTACCATCATCTCCTGCTTGTTTATATTTGCCATAGATTATACCGCCAAACCCTTTCTGTCCTGATTTTACTGGTGCTAATGCTCCTGTTTGAGGTGCTTGTTCATCTAACATTTCTGCGGCTTCTTCATCTAAAAGAAGATTAGCAGGAAAGCGACCTTGATTAGTATAGTAATTTGTATCACTACCTCTATCTGGTTCACCACCAGCAAAAGTCCCTTTTGGGGCGTGATGTGCTTGAATTTTTTCAATTCCTATTCTGCCTCCATCTATATTTAATCCAGCCACTCCCCACTTCAAAGCATTTTCAGCATAACTTCCTTCATTTGGTTTCATTGCCATAATAATTGGTTCCCAAGCAGGTTTGAGAGCAGTGCCCCATCCTTCCCATTCAGAATTACCAATAGTCAAATCAGCACTTGCTCTTGTAAATAATTCACTATTTTTTTCGTATCCTTCTGGATATTTTTGTCCACTCGGAGTTATTTTTTTCCCTATTACTTTTCTTTCATTCCCTTGTAATTTATCTACTGCCTTACCAATATTCAAACTTTTCGGGAAACCGCTTCCATAAAGCCACATCAATGTATCTTTAATAATCCATCCAGCGTCTTCTAATCCGCAAGCCATTCTGTGCCAAGTTCTTGTTCCACCAAAGCAAAGCAATGTTGCTCCTGGCTTGGCTACTCGTAATGCTTCTTTTGCCCATTGTCTTGTCCACTCTTGATAAGGATGACCACCTAATTTACTTTCTTTACTTTGATTAGCAAATGGCTTTCGGGCTCCTCTATCAGTAGGAAATTTATCCCATGCTTTGCCCATAAAACCCAAAGCATATGGAGGATCTGTTATAATTGTATCAATACTATTATCAGGTATTTCTTTCATTATTTCTAAACAATCTCCTTGTATTATTTTATTTATAAAATCATCTGGATACTTCATTTTAAGTTATTTATTTAATTCTTTGTATAATGACAATGCTATTTCCTCTATTTCTTGTAATTCATCTCTAACGCCATCTATTCTATCCAGTAAATAATTTAAAGCAATTATTCTACTAATCAAATATTTTATCTTATCATTTTTACTAATTTTTGATTTTTTATCTTTTATTTTTTTATCTTTACTCATAGTTTTTAAGTTAATTGATTTAATTTATTTTTTAATTCTAAAATTTCATTTTGTAATTTATATACTTGAAATGCTAAACTATCAACACCAATTTTTCTTCTTAAAAATCTAAAAATTATATTTCTTTTCTTTATTTTAATATATTCTTGAGAAACTTGGGATACATTTGATATATTTTCTTTAGACACAACTTTATCTTTTTTCAT